AGCTAACACAGACTACCAAGAGTATCTTGAGTGGCTTGCTGAAGGTAATACACCTGAACCTGCCGACGTATAAGGAAAATTCCAATGGCAACTACAACCAAAAAACCAGCAATTAAAAAGAAACCAGCAGCAAAAAGAATAGCTGTTTCGCCCCAAACTAATACTCAAGCACAACTAGATTCCCACGAAAGAGAATGTGCGGTTAGGTATGCTTCAGTATTGGATAAATTGAAAAACCTTGATACTCGTATGTTACGTTTGGAAGGCTATTTAATTTTTGGTATTTTAGCTATTATTGCCTCTAGGTACTTAACATGACAACCACAAATACGACTACATTTAATCTCGACCTCAATAACCTTGTAGAAGAGGCGTTTGAGCGTTGCGGGTCTGAGCTGCGTACTGGATATGACATGCGTACAGCTCGGCGGTCATTGAATCTACTAACTATAGAATGGGCTAATCGTGGCATTAATTTATGGACGGTCGATCAAGGTACCATTGCTCTTACGCAGGGTACTATTTCATACAATTTACCTGTCGATACTATTGATTTGTTGGATCACGTAGTGCGAACCGGAACGGGGCAAAATCAAAGCGATATAAATATCACTCGTATCAGCTCCTCTACATACTCCACTATACCTAATAAAAACACTCAGGGTAGGCCAATACAGGTATGGGTAGACAGGCAATCTGGGGCTACAGAGCCTAGTGGGGTTGCTTATCCTACGATTAATGTGTGGCCTGCTCCAGACCAGAGTAACTACTATTCGTTTGTATACTGGAGACTTAGACGCATTCAGGATGCTGGAAACGGGGTAAATACTCAGGATATTCCCTTTAGGTTCTTACCTTGCATGGTAGCTGGATTAGCGTATTATCTGTCTTTAAAGCTGCCAGAGGCCGCACAACGTATTGAAATGCTAAAAGTAGCATACGAAGAGCAGTGGAATTTTGCTTCAACTGAGGATAGAGAGAAGGCTTCTCTAAGGATTGCTCCTCGGCAAATGCTGTATTAAGGACGTATATGCCAAATAAGTTTGCTGCTGGCAAAAAGGCTATAGCGGAATGTGATCGTTGTGGTTTTAGATATAAGCTCAAGGAATTAAAAGAGCTAACCATCAAGACTAAAAACGTTAATATTCTGGTGTGTCCTACGTGCTGGGAGCCAGATCAACCACAGAACCAGTTAGGTATGTACCCTGTGGACGATCCTCAAGCATTACGTAACCCTAGACCAGATAATAGCTATGCACAGTCTAGGGATATACAATGGGGCTGGAGTCCAGTGGGTTTTAGTAACCCTTTGAATTTAACTGGGCTTTCAGATAATCTAGAAGCCGAAGGTGCTGTCGGCACGGTAGCAGTAACAATTAGTTAAGGAGCTGTCATGAAAGACACAAACAAGTACACACAACCTAAGGAAGTACCTGTACCAAATACCGCAGGGTATCCAAACAATGTGCCTAATACACAGACACAGAAAATGAAGGGTGCAGGTGCAGCAACTAAAGGAACAGGATTTAGCAAAAGAACAGCCTAATGAACTACGCTACTCTATTTGAGACAATCCAAGGATACGTAGAAAACACGTTCCCTAATACTTCGACGGTGGATACCTCTGGGGCGTCTACCAGTTTTACAAGTAAGGAACAGATTGACACGTTCATTCGCCAGGCTGAGCAGAGGGTATATAACACTGTTCAGATGCCAGAGTTTCGTAAAAACGTTACTGGGTCTACAACATCTGGGGATAAATATTTGAGTGTGCCGGCAGACTTTTTGTCTGTCTTTTCTATGTCCATCATAGACTCAAGTGGAATACAGTCTTTCTTACTTAATAAAGATGTTAATTTTATTAGGGAATCTTTTCCAGACCCAGCAGCAACTGGTACGCCGACACACTATGGCCTGTTTAATGAAGACGCGTTTATTCTTGGGCCTACGCCAGATTCTAACTATGGAGTTGAGCTTCACTATTTCTATTACCCAGAGTCTATTGTTGATGCAAGTACATCTTGGTTGGGTAACGAATTTGATTCAGTCCTGCTTTATGGCTCTTTACTAGAAGCCGCTACATTCCTAAAAGCAGAAGCAGACGTAGTGAAAATGTATCAAGAGCGATACACAGAAGCATTGTCGCTACTCAAAGAGCTTGGTGATGCTAAGAATCGTCAAGATATGTACAGAACTCCACAAGTAAGGTATCCGGTCAAATAATATGAAAACAGACGAACTTTCTTTTTTATTAGGCGGCCCCGGCGTGCAAGTCATGGCTACACAAGGACGAGGGTTTACGCCTGAAGAAATGGCAGATCGCGCATTAGATAAGATTATCTCTGTAGGTAGTAACTCGCATCCAGCTATACAAGAGCAAGCGCAGGCTTATAGAGAACAAATTAGAAAGGTATTAATTTTCTATATGAAAGAGGCCGTAAGGACTCACAACGTAACACTGGCTAACAAGTTCAAACAAGCTGGTTATCCAGAGCTTATAAAAATCTTAGATTCATAAGGAGCCAAACATGGCAATTACTCAAGCAATGTGTACTTCGTTTAAAGCTGAGCTTCTGTTAGCTGTGCATGATTTTCGTGCTAGCACTGGCGACACTTTTAAACTAGCGCTTTACACTTCATCTGCGTCTATTGATGCAAATACTACAGCTTATAGTGCAACCAACGAATCATCAGGTACAAACTATACAGCTGGCGGTGAGGATCTTACTAATGCAGGTGTAACGTCAACAAAAACTAGTGCCTCAGCAGGTACAGGGTTTACAGACTTCGACGACCTTACATTTACAAACGTATCTGTTACTGCTCGTGGCGCACTTATCTACAACAATACACCCTCCGCTAATGGAGAAGGTGGCGCTACATTAACTAATGCTGCTGTTGCGGTGTTAGATTTTGGTGCAGATAAGACTTCTACTGACGGCGACTTTACAATTATTTTCCCAACAAACGACGCATCAAACGCAATTATTCGTATTGCGTAAGTAAACAATGGCTGCAAACGGCGATTGGGGGCAAGGTAGATACGGTGTAGCCTATTGGGGCTACGGGCAGATTGATGCTACTGCTAGACCCTCTCCTCCTGGGGTTCCGGCTACCGCTAGCTTAGGAACAATCACTGTTGCAGCTGGTGTTAATGTAAGTTTAAGTGGTGTAGAAGCCACAGGGACATTAGGTACAGCCGTAGCTGTACCGATACAGAGAGTAGAAGTAACAGGTGTTGCAGCAACTGGGTCTTTAGGCACCCCTGATATAGATGCGAAAGCAAACGTTGAAGCAACTGGATTAGAAGCAACCGGTGGTATAAGTAGTGTAGGTGTAACGTCGGATGCTGGAATTCAACCCGCCGGTGTACAGGCTAATATCACACTAAATAGTGTTGAAGTAGACGCTAAAGCTAATGTAGAAACTTCTGGGCTAGAAGCTACAAGTGCCGTAGGCACAATAGAAGTTGATGCGAAAGCAAATGTAAGTGTAACAGGGTTAGAAGCAACGGGTGTTCTGGGTGTAACGGATGTAGCTACAGAGATAAAAGTTTCTGTAACAGGGGTCCAAGCTGCTAATACCGTAGGCACAGTAACTGCTACTGCGAAAGCAAATGTAGAACCAGAAGGCTTAGAAGCTAGCTTAACGTTAGGCACCATAGCCACAAAGACAGAAAACTTTATACAGGTTACTAGTGTAACCGCAACCGGTGAGCTAGGCGAAGCAGATGTAGAAGGTAAGGCAAATGTCTACCCAATCGGTGTTGTAGGATATGGGCGTGTTACAACGCCACTAGTATGGGAAAATATAGACCCAGATCAGAATGCAAATTGGCAATTAGTTGATGATTCACAAACAGCGGCTTGGGTTGAGATAGAAACAAATCAAACCCCAGAATGGCTTAAAATAGCCGCATAGGAGACATAAATGGCAAGTACATATAGTAACAATTTAAAAATCCAATTGATGACTACGGGTGAAAACCTAAGTACATGGGGTATTGTTACAAATACTAATCTAGGCACTGCGATGGAAGAAGCTATATGTGGCACAGCTGATGTCACTTTTTCTAGCGCAGACGAAACTTTATTCATTACTAATTCAAATGCCAGCCAAACAGCAAGAAATCTCCGTTTGAATCTTACAGGAACATCAGGTGGCGCTAGAGTGTTAACCGTTCCTGCTATCGAAAAGATGTACATAGTAAATAACGGCCTAGCCGATGCTTGTACTGTAAAAGTCTCTGGGCAGACTGGTGTAACTGTTCCGGCGGGCAAGTCTATGTTGCTGGTTAATAACGGTACGGATGTGGTTGATGCAGTTACACATTTATCTTCAGTAACTTTTGATTCTCCGCTACCGCTAACTAGTGGGGGTACAGGATCTTCTACTGCTTCTGGCGCTAGAACTAACCTTGGTCTTGTTATTGGTACTGATGTTCAAGCGTGGGATGCTGGGTTAGACGATATTTCAGGTTTAGCTGTTACAGATGGTAACTTTATTGTAGGTGATGGTGCTAATTGGGTTGCAGAATCTGGTGCGACTGCCAGAACTTCATTAGGTTTAGGTTCCATGGCACTTCAAGATAACACTTCAGTAAATATAGACGGCGGTACAGTTGGCTCTGCGTCGGTTACAAGTATAGGTACTAACTCATACGGTACTAGAACAGTATCTACATCTAGCCCATCAGGTGGATCTAACGGGGATGTTTGGTATAAATATTAAGGTGTGATATGTCACTGTCAGCAAATAATGGTTCTTGGAGAACAGCGTACGAGGTCTTCGTCAATACTAGCGGGACTTGGAGAACTATAAAAGAAGTACATGTAAAGCATGCTGGAAGCTGGAGAAAAGTTTTTCCTGACCCAGCTGATACTGGTACTAATACATATACCTCTCCAGGTAGCTATTCTATGACCGTCGCACCAGGAATTTATAGTATGACTGTTTCAGTTTATGGTGCTGGTGGCGGTGGAGGTTCGTTATGGTTTTGTGGCGATGCTCACTCTGGAGGCGGTGGCGGATCAGGTGGCTATAGAGTCAACCAAACTTTAAACGTAACTCCTAAGAATAGTGTATCTATAACTGTAGGTGCTGGTGGTGCTGGAGGTTATTACCCTGGTTTTTGTGCCGGTGCTAATAACGGTGCTTCTGGAGGAACTACATCTGTGACTAGTGGGGGCACTACGATATCAGCAACAGGGGGTACTCGTGGAACTTGGGGCACACCAGGTTCAGGTGGTGCAGGAGGTAGCCCTAACGGTGTAAACGGTGCTAATGGTGTTTTTTACAGTGGTACTGGTGGAGCAGGAGGTGCTAATGGTACGGGGTATGGAAACGGCGGTCGAGGGGGATCAGGCTCAGGAGCTTCAGGCGCAAATGGTAGGGCGGTAGTGTCATGGTAGATGAAACTAGAGTAGCTAATGTCGAAGAAGGTGTTAAGGACGTAAATGATTACTACGACCAGATTAGTGAGGAGCTTAGAAACGATGTGTCTGAGACGGAGCGACGAAGATCGGTGTGTAACGATTGTCCCTCTAAAACACAGTATTTCGGCATAGATATGTGTGAAGAATGTGGTTGTTTTTTAAAGATAAAAACTGTGGTCAACAGCACAACTTGCCCACTAGATAAATGGTGATTTATGAAGACTACGGTAGAAGCCTATAAAGACGGCGAAACAAAAGTTTGTAGATACGAGATTGAGATATTATGTAGTAACTGC